AGTATCTACTAGTTTTTGGAACATTTGCTTTAGACCATCTGGTAGGATGGTGTCAGCGATTGTACGTGGGCGATACTTCTCAACCCAAAGATAGTCATTAGACATTTACAAACCTCATAACAAAAAATAATTATATCACATATTCAACAGTTTGTAAATGCTTTATGCTGCCTCCTCGTCGGTATCTTCTTCATCTTCGAACTCAGCATCTGCTTGCATGGTTTCGACGATTTGTACCATCTGTACAGCCTGATCACGAAGAGTGCCAATCGTTGATAGCTCTTCGCCTTTAAAGCCTCCTCGTTGAGTGATCGCGTCTACTACAGCGACAGTACTACGAGCGACTTTGTTACCCAAATCCATGAGTTGGGCTACATTTTCTTTCTTTGACATTTAATTAACCTCCGAAGGTAGATGATTTTTCAAGTGCGATCCAATATTGAACGTTCAACTCTTTGTGTTTGAACCGCGAAATAAACTTTGACGACAATTCAACTTCATAATCTCCAGGGATTAACTTAAGATTATTAATGTTCATGATGAAGTTAAAGTTAGGTGTGCTAAACTCACCATCGATATCGATCGAGAATGCATTCGATGTAGAGTTTTGGGCTTCTACTACAGAAAGAGTCAATGTACCGTCTTTCACAGAGACAGACATCTCACTATGACCAAGTGTAGATGCTGCTCTCTTTACTTTATTCAAGGTGTCAGAGTCAAGAGAGAACTTGACCTCAGACTGTGGCATATTAATATCTTTCTGTGGTGTTGTTAGAGTCTCTTCAGGAGAGAAGAAGTATCTAACCTTTGAACGACCAGTCGAATCACCAACGGTAACTGACTCATCTTCAAACTTTAGGCGAGGCTGATCTACCAGACCAAGGACACCAATAAACTCATTCAAGTCATAGATGCCAAATGGCTGTGGAAACGACTCTTCGACTACTGCAGTAGCAAGGACGTTCTTGGCCTCTGAAATTGTTTTGATAGTATTACCTTCTCGTACAAGAAGGTTTTGATTGATACCTGAAAAGTTTTTCAGGACAGTCATTGTATTATTTGTAAGTTCCATTACTATATCCTCATTTCATTATATAGTGGTTATTATACCATATGTACATAGGTTTGTACCACAGTTAGCGACCATTTTACTAAAATTCTTTTCTTTTTTGAATTCAATCTTAGTATTAAACTTGCCATCAAGGACTTCACCCTTATGAGAGATGACAAATACACTGGTGTCGTCATCGAGAGTATGCAAGATCTTTAAGAGGTTTTCAATACCTTCATGATCTAGGCTCGAGTCGAACGTCTCATCAAGGACCAAGAGGTTGGTCGCGACCGAGTTCTTCATCTTAGCAATCTGTCTCCATGTGAAGAGGAGTGCCAAGTCAATACGTTGCTTCTCGCCTTCAGAGAAAGATGCATATGTAAACTCATCACGATGGCGAGAACGGATGGTCTCTTGAAAAGACTCATCTAAGTTAAAGTGAACAAAGAAGTCAAGTACTTGTAAATACTTATTCACCATATTATTCATCACAGGTAGATATTGCTTGATAATCTTGGTCTTGATGCCAGTATCTTTAAGCATCTCTCCAATCACTGTGTTATAGTTAAACTGTTCAGACAACACCAACCTTTGCTCAAGTAAGCTAGTCTTTTCATTTTGTAGGTCAGAAAGGTCAGTCTTTGCCTTGCTCAAGTCTGCACCAACCTCTTTCTCTATAGACTCTTGGTATCCTTGAATGGTTTTATGTAGCGTATCAATCTCTCTGTTGTTTTCAGCGAGTTTAGATACCTTAGATCGAAGCGAAGAAAGTACGTCATTTTGTTGGCTAATCGCCGCTTCCACCTTTTGACCTTCTTCTCCCATGGTCTTAAGCGTTGACTTCCACCCACTCCTTTCCCCTTCAGCAGTGGACAGAATCTCATGTTTATGGCCGTCTGAAATGGCTTGGTCGCATACAGGACACGATCCATTCTCTTTGAAAAAGTTGATCCGCTTTTCGACGTCGCGGATAGACGATAGTTTATCTTGACTTCCGAGCAATAAACTCTGCCGTTTATCCTGTAAAGATCGTAGCCTTTCTTCGGCTGCTCGAATAGATTCTTCGAGACCCAGGCTAAGCTCGTTATTCTGAGTCTGTAGTTCATCGATACTATTCTGCGATTCATGTATCCTAGATTCATATTCTTTTTTATTCTCTTCGGTCAGCGCAGTAATATCTCTAATGTATTTTTGTTGTGTCTCGATCTTTGTCTTGTTAATATCATGACTATGCTCAATGTTTTTGAGTGTGTCTTTCAGTTGGCTATTCTTCTCTCGTAACAACCCATTCATCTTCGAGAATACATTGATATCAAGAAGATCCTCGATAACTTCACGTCTAACCCACGCAGAGAGTTGCATAAATGGTATAAATGAAGAGGAGCCAAGTACTACCACTTGATGAAACGATTTGTGGTTTAGTTTCAAGATGTTCTGCTCGAGGATCTTCTGATATTCTTTGGCATGAGATGACTGGTTAATCATCGTGCCATTCTTCCAGATCTCAAACAAAGTAGGTTTGATACCTCGTACTACTTTGAAATGAGATTGGCCTACAACAAACTCCACCTCGCTAACACATTGCTTGTTGTTAATCGAGTTGACCAATTGTGGTTTGTTGATATTTCGATGTGGTTTACCAAACAAACTAAATGACAATGCATCTAGCATGGTTGACTTACCTGCACCATTTGTACCTACTACTAGAGTAGTCTTAAACTTATCTAAGTCAATTTCAGTAAATGTATTACCAGATGATAGAAAGTTTTTATAACGAAGTTTCTTAAATTTAATCATACAACCTCGAGGGTCTGTGCTTCTGTCATCAGCTCTCTTACCTGATTCTTGATTCTGCCTTTATCAAGCTCAGTGTCAACAGCATCGATATATGTATCGACGATGTCAGCTGTGTCATCGAAGCTAATACCCTCGTCCTCTACGTTTTCACCCATAAATTCACTAAAGTTCTCTGCAATCTTTAGCTCATATATATCTTGGTTTTGTATACGGTCAATGAACCGATCGAATGTGAATGGATCTGACTTATTGACGACAACCACCTTCACGAAGCGCTTATCTAAGTGTGTTAAGTCTAGGCTATTATAATCTGTTTTATCGTCATTGTACACTATTTTTTCAAATAAAGTGTGCGGGTTCAGAACCTTTTCTATCTCACGTGTCTCTGTATCGATAACATGAAAATACTTAGGATCATGCGCATCTGACCAGAAAAACTCCATCTGTGAGCCAAGGTACCAGATATTGTCTTGACGAGAAGCTGTATGATAGTGACCAGACAAGACCATCTCAAACCGACTAAATGGTTTAGGATCTTGTCCATGTGTATTCTTCATACCTTTCATCACGTCAAAGCCTGATAGCTCAAGGTGGCCACCTAGCCAGTCTGCCTTACACTCATTCACAAACTTCATCGAAGATTCATAGTTCTCACTATTAATCCAAGGTAGGAGTGCGATCTTTAATGAACCATACTCCATCACAGTTGGATCCATGACGATATGTACTTCGTTCATGTAATGACCAAGGAGCTCTTTCAATGAGTTAAGATCATTGGTATTTTTATAGTACGTGTCATGGTTACCTGGAATGATATCCATCTTCATACCATACTTACGCAATGGATCAAGAAAGGCTTTACGATTGTGGTTAAGTGCCTTAAAGTTTACGAACTTACGATGGTCATAATAGTCACCGAGATGTAGGATCTGCTCGATGCCATGTTCTTGACAATAAGGGAAAAACACATCTGAATAAAACTTTCTGGCATTCTCGAGAAATACTTCAGAAGAGTTACGAATTCCACAATGTGTATCGTTGAGTACTGCGATTTTCATGTTAGAAAGTCCGTTAAATCTGAGTCAACTGAACGAGACTTACGCTTCTTCTTTTCTTCGCGGACGAGTTCTTTAACTTCTGAATCAACATGACGTACCTTTTCAATACGATCGCGGAGTGTATCTACGAAGGCTCCTACTACCTGCGCGGACATCTGATCACCAAGTTCGTTATCAACGAATGCTTCAACGCCTGACTTTGTCAGATATTTTAGCTTGATGTCTTGTTGTTTCTTTTCTTTGGCAATCCTTCGAAGGAAGGCATACCATGTGATTTGTGTAAAATATGCAAACGCGTTGGGTTTTCCTGTGCGAGTAGCAGCTTCAATGTCATAGTTCTCGATAGCCTTCAAACAATTTTCGACCGCATCCATGACCATCTCTTCGCGATATGTATAGCGAATAAAATTAGATTTGTGAGACAAACCTTCAGCGATTCGTAAGAAACACTGAGCAATATAATCAGTCACGATTGGGAGTCTTGTTTCGTTTTTCTTGGCTTCTTGAACAGTCTTTACATAGTCGACTACTGCCTGAGAGAACTCAGCGTTATTAACATAATGAATACTTGCTCTTTTTGAACGTGCCATTACTATTCCTTTTCATAATATAGACATATTATACCACATACTGGCCTGTAAGTACATATGTTTTTTTTATACTTTTGTGCGTTTTTAGGGTTTACAAACCCGGCCCATGTGGTATAATAGAGAGTAATCTTGAGGGAGAGAGAATACCCTTCAATGTACCGTGCCTTTTGGTTTGAAACTAATCACGTTAGCCTTCTCTGTATCAGTCTCAACAGGTTCTTCGGTAGAAGAAACATCGTCATCTTCTTTCAATTCTTTTAGCTTCGCTCTTAAATAGTTGTCGAGTTCATCTTCACTCAAATCATAAAGATCAATTTCCCCGAGTACTTCATCTAGACTCAGAGTCGTTTTATTCTCCATAGACTTCTCAACTTCTTTACACGCTGTTGCGTAATGTAAAGCCAAGCCAGTTGAAGGACTCAATTGAGTAATAACATGATTGGTGTTGAGTGAATGTAAAGTATCGATGTTATCTACGAATGACATAAATGGTTTGAA